CCATTTTACCTTGCATTGGGTCAAACACTGTGCCAATAGGCTTCACATCGCTTGCTTTGGTCCACTCGCCTGTCAGGCGGTTAACAAACTCTTTTAGGTTACCTTGCGCGTCATAGCGCTGATAGGGATCGCCTTCTTCGTTCTTTAATTCGTAGTCGTAACCAAGGGACTTACCAACACCTGTACCAAAAGCGGTTTTGGCTTGATCTTGGGACTGCTTGATCAAATCATTTACATTGAATGTGTTGCCGTACTGGGTTGTACCTGCATCGCCGCCGCCAGAGGTATTGACGGCGTAGCCGCCGCCTTCTTGCGGAGTTACGTTTGATACAATGTTGCCGGAGCGGTCCACTAAAACGCTTTCTGGCAAACCACCGCCTGCGTCTCCGCCGCCACCACCGCCCATCGTATCAATTCGATACGGTGAATCAAGTTGCGTCTTAAGTGCATTGGCTTGATCAATGTACTGCTGCGCCATGTCAGGACGACCCTGCTCCATTTGCCAGTTGGCAAGTTTGGCAGCGTTGTAGTACTGAGTTTCTGTGTCTGTGCCGTACCCGTACTGGTTTAAATCAAACGGTTTATATGGTTCGGGTGTTGCGGCGGGAGCTGGAGAGTCACTGGCGGCAGGGGCTGGTGATAGCCCCATCGACTGTCCTTCAGCGCTGTTTCTAAGCGCCTCACGCATTTGTTCGCCGGTCAAACCCTGATTTAACTGCGCAGTGAATGACGCCATCCCGCTAGGATCGGCCTGTCTACCAAACTCTTGCTGATAGATATCGTTAACCGTTTGTGTCCAATCTTGCGCTGGAGCAGGTGTTGGTGCGCTTATTGGACCCGATGGAATCGGATCATTAAATACAGGAGCGTCAAAAACAGTTGGAGGTGCAGGAGCGGGCGTAGGGGCTGCTACAAAGTAGCCGCCGCTATCGCCACCACCTTCCCAGTAGCCATCTGATGGCTCTGAGTAATCTGACCAACTGTCTCCAGACATTGAGGTTTCCTGCGTATTTTTTGTTAAATTACCTGTATCTACTTATGCCTTAAACACCGGTAAAACGCCCTAAATAGTGGGTCCGTTAATAGAGAACAAAAGGTCTGATACCCAGTCTTGCCAGTTCTCAAACAGCACAGGGTCTGGTATAGCGTAGTTGTCAAAAGATGCTAATGAGGTAAGCGCGTAAGCTAATGTACGCCACTCTTCTTCTGGGACTAGGGGTAGTGGGTCTTCACCAAAATAATGCAATAGATCTGCATTCCAAGCCTCCCAAGAGGCTAACTGCGGTCCCATATATATGGACTGGCGTGTGAGCGCCATTATGGCCTCTGATCGCCGTATTCAACCGTTACCAAGATACGACCCATTTGATAATCACCGCCGACCTCATTGGACTCAAACTGCAGTCGCATTTCTCGGTGCTCAATACGGGTGTCGATCTTGCCGTCATTTGGCCCAAATAAGAACGGACCCTCTGTCTCTTGATCACCCCGAGCAAACTTACGGCCAAGCACAGTCATTGACATGGTGCCGTTTTGTTGGAAGTCTGGCTCCACGCGAGTCAAATGGATACGTCTGTTCACACCCGGTGATGCATCCTGAGAGGGTGTTCCACCAACCCAACTGATATCGTTTGTGGTGAAGTACGAACGAATCGCTTCGGTTGTGGTGTCGTTTACTTGATCCACACCAAACTCATGTTGCCACACAGAATAACCTGAGTTGTTGAAGTACACCAAGTTACCCACAACAACAGGAGGCGAGAATGGTTCTGACACAGTGATCAATGTCACACCACCCAATGACTGTGTGTTGGTGTTGAAAACAAAGTCACTGGTAACCACAGTGTATACTGCAGCACCCGTAGCGTTACTCAAAGAGATCTGTGAGCCCGGAGGGTATGTGATGGACTGGTTGCCAGCAACATACAATTGATCGGATGTTGGTGCAGGTTCACCTGATGGGGTTGCAATCACTGTATTAGCTGTACCAAAGGAAGACTCAAGCTCCCAACTACACCACACAGGTGATGGTAACAACTCAGTGGTATACCCACACGATCTACGAGCACCTATAGCTTGTCCGGCGTCGTACCAGAGCTTATCTTTGGTGTTGTAGATAATGGCATCCGTACACTCTGTTGCGGTGCCACGAGGATAAAAAAACCAGATCTCATTGTAACGGGGGATCTTAGTGGCCCATACTTTTTGACGCTGTTGGTAGTTGATGTTATCAAACAACCAATCCACGTTTTTATCATTGGCTAGTAGTGTCACAGCGCCATTGTAAGCATAGAACCTATCAACGCCCATCCAGTAAAACACGTTGTCCATTTCCACTACGGCACTGGACGACATGATGGAGATCTGGCTGGAAATAATATCGTATCGCCATGGACGTGTTGCGTCCGCAGTAAACGATGCACGAATCAAACTGTCAGTGGCCCAGAACAACGCTGACGGCGAGTTTGTACCACCTCGAACCGGCATGCCTTTGACAATTTTACTGGATGACATGTTCACTTGGTTAGCAAGCGGGCCGTTCCAATCTGTAATCGTCTGGTCTGTATAGGTTGTGTTGACGTTGTTGTTTGCAATGTAGCCGTTAGAGCCGTACACAAACACGAACGGGTATACAACACAAACACCGCCGTCTACTGTGATCGGGCGGTATGTAGGGTTCTGGCCACCTGTGTCAGCAAGAACGGAGAACTCCCACTCTTGGTTTGCGTTTGGCAACACGTTTCCAACAAAAACAGGTGACTCAATGCCGCTGTCAATGTTAGTCAAATTATGGCCCGGATGTGCTACAACTTGGAGAGCCCCACCTTGAGGGCTGTATTGCAAGTCAAACTGCCACAAATGGTTTGGGCTGCCATCAAACGAAACATCTGCAATCCACACATCGGTCACTGTGCCTACTACAGCAGGTGTGAAGTTAACCGTTGTGGTGGGGCTTAGGTATGTAGAGGTTGTTACAGTATAGACTGTAGCGCCCGGTGTTTGGTCAAACACGATCTGAGTGCCGGCTGGGTATGCTGTAGTTAAGTCTACAGTGCCGCTGGTGATTGTCAGAGTGTTAGCGCCGTTTGTTGCAACAGTCTGTTGACCATACCCAACATTAAAAATAGACGCGTATGGTCCGTTACCAACACCTAAACTGATGCCAGAGGTAAAGACATCAATCGTATTTTGACTGCCGATAAACATGTAGTTAACGCCATCATATGGGTTAACAATCATGCCCCTTGGCACACCAGCATTGGTCCGAAACATTTGGTGGTAGCCGCCCATTTTTTTGGGGATACCACGCTGAAAACGGCACCACATTCCATCGCTATACTCTCGCGATTCAAATGTCGTACCGTCTCGTTTAATCCCCGGGTTGGTCCCGAGGGTATAAACCATGTTGTTTGGACCGGCTTGTTGTTCCGCCATTAAAACGTACCACCAGCAATTAATGTAGCGTTCAAGGTTGCTGCAACATCAACATGGGGAGCAGATGGGTTGCTGTTATCTACAGCAATCATTTCAACTCCACCGGCAGTCACACCAAGCACGCTACTAGATTTTAAATATAGACCGGTTGTCAGGTCATTTAAAAACGAGAACGAAGGAGCTGCCGCAGATCCGTCTGCTGCAAAGAAGGTTGATGCACCAACCGAAGTCAGTGTGTAGATATTCAAACCATCAGAGAGCAACAGTGCCACTGTGCCAGTAGAAATTGGCACAGGAGTCTGTGAGCTGCCGCTTACTTGGAACGAGACGTTGTAGCCAGTTTGATTCGTGTTGTTGTTGATTACATACAACTGCGTAATCGCTGGCAGCTCAACATCCAATGTCTGTGTGCGTGTGCCAGACAACGCAACATACGTCTGAATGTTTGGTGCATTACCAACAAGGCTTAATGTGTTGCCAATGACGCTGTCCACATCATAGGTACTTGCAGTCAGTGTGACAGCACTTTGGTTTGTCAAACCGATTGTATAAAAGTTGCCAGTCGTTTTGTTAAACGCAACAATCGCTGAATCACCGGGATTGAATGTTACGTTGCTTTCGTCGTTAACTGTAGACAACCCTTGTGGAGCAAGTGTCAACGCGCCGGTGCCGCTGTTGCGCAACATGAAGTACCAACCGGTGTTGATGTTTGCTGCGGCAGGCAGTGTGAACGTGCCAACGCCGCCTGTCCAAACATAAGTCAACGCACGATCTGTCTCACCCATTGTGGGGGCGGAGAATGTCGGTACAACGGTGTTTGATGTAACCAGTTTACCTAAGAGCGCTAAGAGGCCTGCACCTGCTAAGGTTGCTGCATCGGCTGCGGATGTCCCAGTACCATAGGTAAAGTTTGCCCATGTGCCGGGGTCTGTGGTGTTGTCTGTCAGGTAAAAGTAATGTGCCTCGCCTGCAGCGATTGACACAGTTTGAAAGCCATCGCTGTCAGATACAAAGAATGCACTTGCACCAAGGTTGCGAAACAGTATGTCTGTTCCAACTGAACCCTGCGAGCCGGGAGGCAAAAATACCGTCAGGCCAGAGGTTGATGGAGTTGCATCAATGATACGCGCTGCAGCAACATCTGTGCTATTTGGTGGAGTGTATGCAGGCCACGACAACACAACGTCATCACTAAATGCCAATGGCAGATAGCTTACGTCGGTTGGGTCAACAATATCGCCAGTAAACGGTGAGGTGTATGTTGTCATTATTAAGGCTCTAAGATAATTGTGTTGCGATCAATGTTGCGGCTATTATTCTCTGCCTTGAGTGCTCCCATTGACTGATCATAGTACCCTTTCCATACTGCAATCTTATCAAGCGATTTCAAATAGCCTTGTGCTTGTAGCAGTGTGCCATACAACAACGCCTGAGGCGCTTCGCGGGTAATCAAGTTCTCTTGATTGTTTTCGCTCAGTGGCTGGATAAGACTGTAGTATGTAATCTGAACAGGATACTCATCGTCTGGCACAGGTGCCAAGGACCAGTTGTTATAGTCAAACTCGGCGTAATACATTGGCTGGCCAGCCGGCACTTCATACTGGTACTGACGCACATAGTCTTGGCCGCGCTTCATCACAGGCTCGCCGTTGATGCTCATTGATACAGTTTTTCTCCAACGTGCGGGCTTCTGAAGCACCGCGCCTTGGGATCCAGAGATCAGTGTGGTATCGACTACTGTGAGCTGCCAGAGTGTTTTTACCTGAGCGGCAATCTCTTGCTCCGCTAGATAAATCAGATTGGGGATCATTGCCAAGAACTGAGCGTCATTACGCTCGGAGTAATTAGCAACATCCGCAAGCAGACTGTTATAAGTCATCACTGGCACGGGCGCTGTCATATTTATCTCGAGTAGTAAGAAATGTTTGGCTGGAAGTAAATAGGCGACTTATCTCGCTCTTCGTCTTCTGCCTGCGCAAGCCACTTCAAGTATTGAGCTTCAAGGTACTGAGTGCGTGGGAGTGGCACTCCGGGTAATTGTAGCGACATCTCGTGGCTTAACCACGATTGCACAGCAACTAACCACCTGTTAGGGATGTACAGTTGATTTGATAGATTACCGACATCCTGCAATTGTGTATCCACAATTAACTGGAAGCACTGGAAGTCGTTGTTGGGGATCGGCCAAATGTACATGCTGGGTTCGATCGTGCGATCAAACCAGTACTGCAGCGCACGTTGGTTCTCAAACTGTTTGTTTGGGAGGTTCCAGTAGTCATCGCGGTTCAAACGCGCCATGGGGATGTCTTGTTGCGTATACGAAAACACAATCTGACGCAACGAGAACACCGTGGCTACTGTAGAGCGCAAGCGGAAGTAGTAATGTTCTGGGGATGGATCGACAGTGTAGTAGAACCACTCGCGATCTGAGAGGGTGACCTCAGGCAGTGTCTGCGCTGTGGTCCATGTGATACCGTCTTCGCTTGCTTCCAAAACGAGGTTATATGTCGCGGTGCCTGAGGGCACATAGGCGTTAAAACCAACTTGGAATATACGCTGAGCGCTTCCGTATGCAGCACCAAACCAGTTATCTGCCAAGGTAGAGGTAGCAAACCCATCGAGGTTGTTATCAAACAACAACGAGGCATTTGCGTTCGATGAAGGGAGTGCCAAGGAGATCTGGGGCGTTACCATGTAGCGCCAGTTGGCCTCACGAACGTCAATCACTTCTTGTGGGAGTGTGACAACGGTCTGGTCTTTTAGCGCACCCACCAAGAGCGTTTTGAGCATCCACAGGTTAACGCCGCGGTTAGAGAGGTTCATCAGAATGTAATACAACGCCTGTTTAGCGGCGTTGATGTATTCTGGTGTTTGCTCTTCTGCGGTTTTACCTGCAGCACGGAAGGCATACTCTATGAGTTGGCCTACCGTGATCTGAGTCTGATTGATGGTGCCTGAGTAGGCCATGAATTATCGTCCTCTGCCGGATGCTCGCTTCGGCACTTTATTCGGAAGGTTCTTACTAGCGGGTCCTGCCTTTACAAATTCCTTACCAACTTTCTTTGGGATTCCAATGTTGCTTTTGCCTTCGGCTGCAGCGTACATGGCCTTCTTTTGTTGCTCGGATGTGTAAGGCATAAGACCCCTTTACTTAGCGTAGTGATGGTGGACGTGCACGCCGCCACCCATTTTGTATGCTGCGTCAGCAAAACCGGGCTGTGGCTGCATATCGCCTGTAGCACGTCCCAGACCGCCGCTGTCTTGCGCCATGCCCAAGGGAGCTGCCGTAGGGTTACCACCGCGGGCAAACGCCTGCTCAGGACCCATTTCAGCCACAGGAGCCGAGGGAGCTTCTGCTTTTTTAGGCACGGTACGCTTGACTTTGGCAATCGCTTTTTTGTCTTCTGCGGTCTTTTTGGCGCCATAGGCGGTGCTTCCACCAGCCTTATACTTCTTAACTGTGCCAGCTTCTTTCTTGGCACGGCCGCCTTTACGCAGCGAGGATAGGTCTGTCTTTTCGCCGGGGTGCTCTTGTTTGTCGTGCATGGCCACAGCTTTTTTGATCAGCTTCTTGTCCTGCGCAACATCTTCCTTCATTTCTTTTTCTTCGACGTGACCACCCGCTTCGTAGGCCTTACCGCCGCCGCAATACTCTTTACGCTTGACGGATCCGCCAGACTTAAAGCATTGCATTTTTGGTAGTGTTTTGAATCCGTCCATGGTATATCTCCTCTATTTCTACTTATACCCAAAATCAGGTTAAAGTGCCCTACGCCAATAATTCAAAGTGAGGGCTATCGGACTCACCCTTTTCGCGTGGATTCTCATCCATGTCCCAATTACCACCCCAGCGGATCTTAACATTTAACTCTTTTGCTGCAGCAAACATGGCCTTGGAGACTTGGTCAAAACGCTCTAAGTCGTTCCAATCGATTGGATAGGGGGCGAGGTCCACAGCGTGGCCGTAACCGTCTGCCTGAATGCCGTGTGTGCCAGAAGTTTGGACCCAAGTGACCACCGGGCCCGGTTTGGTGCGCCCTTGTGCCCAGAGCTCGTCTTGTCTGGCCTGTGAACGCACGCCCTCTAAGACTGTGAAGTCGCAGGGGCTTAATTCCAAGGCACGATTAACCACAGCGACTAGCTTTGGATGCACGCCTTTGAGGTTATTTAGTGAGCGCTGTGAGAATGAAAATTTGCTCATTTTTTCTGCACATAAAAGAGGGTGCGGTCGCCAAAGAGGTAGAAACCAACGGCTGATGCGAAGTTAGAGACCGCGGGGGTTGAGTCGCCTGTGACTTCCATAAACGCCCAAGTGCCTAGCACGATAGCTGCCACTGTGGGGCGCATGAGACGCACGATGGCTTCCACCCAAGGGTATGTGGTGCCTGTTCCGGGGCTGTTCATGGCTTTGAACATTTCCAGATCGACGTTGCGCATCTGTACATACTCACCGATGTTGACAGGTTTGTATGTATCGGTTTGAATGAACCTGCCAATTAATGAGTTAACTAGGTTAACTGCGACAGGTCCAAGTGCAGCTAGTATGGTTAGTGGATCCATTATTTGTCTGCCTTTTCATCCAACTTATCAAATATCTGTTTGAGGATGGCTTTTATCTCAGCGATATCGGCGCGGTAATCATCTTTGGCCACATAAACATGTGGCAAGTCATTCACCTTATCTTCCAACTTTTGAATCTGCCTTGTCAAACCGTTGACGACATAGACCGCCAGAAAACCGGCAACCATGATGACTATGTTGAAGATTTGCTGATTGTCCATACCTATCTCACAGATTATTCGAATAAAAACCAGCGCCATTCTTTGGCAGTAAATACGTCCATCCGGGTGCAATGTTGCCGCTTACCCAATTAGGATTGTCATTCTGGATGTGAACAAAATTAGAATGACCATCATGAACCCGATTGCCTGTCATATACACTCGATTATCCCCATAGATGTCTACGATTGGTTGTGCGTAACCGACATTGGCGGTTTCGATTATGTTATTTAACAAGTGAATATTGTTTGTCCCGGCGGCTGCACCAAGTAATTGAAACCGACCATTCTGGGCCTGAAAGCGACAGTTAGACACTTGGATTGAGTTGTAATTAGCGTTCCCACCAACGGAAATCTGTGCGCCACCTGCGTAATTAAAATAACAGTTATCGATTTGCAACGCACCGCCAGTCATGTTCTCCATCAGCATAAAGGGCTGAGTCTGACCGCTTGTGAAGTAACAGTTCGTAAACTGTAAGATACCGCCTGTCAGATGTACACCACGCAATGCTGGTGTATTGGCCAGTGTGATGTATGAGTTAACAATCTGCAACGATCCAGCAGACATGTTGATGCCGTTGAAAGTATCAAAGCCAGAGTCAGACATGTACACCCAAGGATCACCCGTCACACCTTTGTGCAGGTTTAGTCCAAGGCTCGAGATGTTCAAAAACTCAGACAACATCAAACCATCTACGCGACCCACATCCATTGCTTTAGCTGCGCCAAAGAAAATGTTGCATTGGTTGGGTGACATCGCAAAACACCAGAAATGAAACTGATTGATGCGTACGGTATCAAGTGAGCCGTCAATGGTGATGCCGGTGTTAAACGCAGACATCTCTAACAGGTTGATAAACGCGCCACCACAGTTGCCAGTCATGTTAACGCCGTTGATGGCATTGGTAATTTTCAGGCTTGTGATCGTAAATCGCGCTATATTTACTGCATAGATTGCTACAGGATATTGAATGAGTTCAACTTGATTAGATGTATCAGGCTGCTCAAACGCCATGCCAAAGTTCTCAAGTTGTGGTCCCTCTTCACCAGAGGCAAACACAATGACGCCTTGCGCATTGAGATTGAATGTTGGGTTGATGAGGAGACGGGAAACATTGCGCCCATCGCCTGAAAT